CCGCGTTAACTTTTGCCTGTGTTGCTTGTCCTGGATTCTCTTGATAAAGCCACTCTATCCCATTAGAATAGTAAACCCCTCTAGGGTAGTAACTGCCGCCCATGCTACCAGGTAGCCACAGCGTCCCTTGCGCTGCCTCTACGAAATAGGATTCGTTTACATGGTCCGCAAAAGGAGGTAAAGCCGCAAAGTTTGCAGCGCTTTCCATGTCTCCGTTTCCTCCAGCGTCTAAGCCGTCTGAGTAAATAAACCCCATTTTAATAGGTGTTTTGTGTTTCTTGTATATTCATGAAAGCGTTAAGCGTCCCCGCTGTAGCTGCTGAAACTCTAATCTGTATGTAGTCGCCCCTAAAATGGTTTAACTCTATAGCGGCATTTTCATTAGCCCCGCTTAAAGGTAAATTATCTACTATTTTACCTTTGTTATTTCTTAAAGTTCTTTGCGACCAGTCTACACCGTTGTAACTTCCGTGAATAGTAGCTTCAGCGTTGCCGATTAACCCAGCCCAAACAAATTGTAAGAAAAAACCAAAATTTGCGTTTAGTTTATAGGTAAAAACAAGGGGGGTGCTCATGTCCCCCGCTGTAAATACTTCTATGTCTCTGTTAGCTCTGCCCATCTTTTTTTAATTGCTCTAATATTTCAATAGCTCCCGCGCATTTTAAAAAAACCTCTTTTGCCTGCTCTTGTTGCGCTTTTAAGTTTTCTATCCTTTTGTCTAGCGTTAAAACTTCTTTCTCTATTTTTTCCATAGAGTAAAGTTACTAAATCCCTGTAATTACTGCTGTAAAATCTAAATTTTTTAAATAAGCAACATACTCTTGATGTGCTACTAGCCTTGATTGATCTTTGAACGTCTCTGGCGTGTCTTCGTTGGATAAATCAAAGTCTTTAACTGTTTCAAATCCTGACACCTCAATTGTGTTTGTAGGGTCTAAATTGTAAGCTTCTAAACTTTCAAAAATTTCCAATACAGTTGGCAGTGTTTTGCCTCCAAATGTAATTGTCCCGCCTACTATAGCTATAACACTAGACATTTCTGTTGTAGTTCCTTTTACTAGAACTTTTGCCGTTTCTGTTGATGTGATTGTAATCATAATTTTTTATTTTGCTAATCCGTTATTCAATAATAATTGCGCTAATTGTTGAAGCGTAAAGCCTCCAAATGTGTCCGTATCTGTTATAGCTGTTCCACCCCCACCAACTAAAGCAGAAGCCGCTACTGTGTTATCCTGCGCGTAAAGTTGTATCGTGTCCGCTCCAGCTTGAAACTTTAATTTATTATCAAAGTGCCAGATTGACCCCGTACTCTTGTTTGTTCCTGTTGGCTCTGCTATTGCTGTTCGTATATTAATACTTGCGCCATATGTTTGCGCACCTCCGAAGTTAACTAGTCCGTCCGTAGGCTGTGTTATAGCGCTTGGAACAGCTTTAAAACCGAATCTATCCCCTCCGTAAATATTTGTATGTATAAACATACTATTTGCTGCTTGATCTAAAAAAGAAAAACTACTCCCTACCGCATTACGCATTCCAACTTTTAAAGATATTCCAGAACCGCCCGCGTTTGTGTTAACTCCAATTGAATCAGTACCCACCGACAAAATAACGGTATCGGCTAAATCCATAAAAACCGCGCACCCCTTACTAACCCCGTTAGTGTCAGACCTAAAAGTATGGACCCTAGAAGTTAAATGTACAACCGAAGAACCCCGCCCGACAACGTACCCCGTAGATCTTAACTCGTCAAAAGTACCACTTCCAGCCGTTACATTTTTATCATCATCAACTGTTAAACATATTTGGTTCAATCCATTTCTTACTAATAGCCCGTTTGTTCCGTTAGTTGATCCTATACCTTTAAAAGTCGTTTGGTTACCTTCAAAACTCAAAGGATTTGCGCCCATTGTTACAACTCGTGCACCTGTTAAAGTTAGGTCCGCATTTCCTAAGTTGTCCCCGCTCGCTAAATCCGCTATGTCTTGCGCTGTGCTTTGAACTAATCCGCCGCTTTGCTCTAATAAAACTGTCTCCGTCCCTGTCAAAGCTCCCGCTACTCCTTTTCCTGTTATTGCTGCCGCCTGTAAAGTTAAAGCCGTGTCCCCTATAGCGTCGCCGCTGTGGGTTGCGTTTGTTTCCTTAGCTGTGTTTAAGCTTACCGCTGTCGTAAAGTCTGTGTTTGGTACATTAGAAAGGCCTACGTCTGTTTTAGTTATTACAACCGTTCCAGATTGTCCGTTAACCGTTAAAACCTTGTCTGTGTTGTCTTGTAAATGCCAGTTACCCGCAAAAACCGTAGTGCTTGCGTTATCTAAAATAGAAACTATTGCATCGTCCGGGTTAATCTCTACCCCGTCAATAACCGTAGAAACTCCTACCGCTATCCATGTCCACCCGTCTTGCGCTGTTCCTCCTCCTGGAAACACCCCTAAAGACTGGTCAAAAGTACCCTTATTAATTCTTGCGCCGTCTAAAGCTGCAATATCTGTTTGCATTTGGTCCAAGTCTGCCCCCGAGGTTACAGTAATAAAGTCTAATTTTGCTTTATCTGCCGCGCTTAAAGCGTCGTATAAATCCCAGTCCGCCGCTACAAAAGTGCCCGGCCCTGTTATTTTATTTGAAATATAAACCTGTCCCCCCGAAATGGTACCCTGTCCAACCTCGTAAGTAGGCAAAACGTTAAATTCTTTTAACCCAACTAAAGCCGCGTCCGTTAATTTATTGTAATTGCTTACCGCTAAATTTTCCGACATTTCGCGGACGTCCTGAGGGCTTATTAATTGCGTTGTATTGTCTGGCTGGTTAGCCGCCGCCTGTGCTTGTAAGTCTGCCGTGTTTTTAATAGTTGCCATTAATTGAATCCGTTTAAAGTAAATCCTAAGTCAAAGCCGGAGCCTTGTAAAGGGTTGTTATTTCCTGTGTTAACTGTCCGCCGTTTGTCCGTTAAGAACTGGGCCACCGTGAAGCCTTCCGGCGGTGTATATTCTATTTCGCTTCCTGCTGGTACTAGTTTACCTATTCCAGCTAAAGCCGTGTTATCTACTAGTAACTTAATTACACTACTAGAGTTTCCGTAAAGCTGAACGCTTAAATCGAATAAAGTTTGTCCGCTTGTTGTTGTGTAAGTAGCCATGTTAAACCCTGTCGCCTGTTATATAAATATCGTTTCCTTTTATTATAATATTGTCCGCCCTGTAGCCGTCACTTTTTAAATGTAGCTTAATCTCTCGCTTTAATACTTGAATACCTCCGGGACGCCCTAAAAACCTTTTAACGCCTACCCCTATAGTAGGAAATTCTTTATACCAGCCGACAAAGCAACTTATAATGTCTTTTACGTGTTGAGTGTCGGAGTCTCCTATATAAAAGTCTCCGGTTGTAGCGTCTATAGCTAAATCGTTGTTTTCTAGTTTAAAGTCCTTACTCATGCCTTAAAAATAAAGTTTTTTAAGATAGTAAAGGCTTAAAAAGTCCAACTTTTAGCCGTGTTGTATGGTTTCATTTTCTAAATCCGCCCTTTGTGTAATCGGAGCTATCGGAGTTTCTAAAGAAGTGGTCGGCGCTATTATCCCAGGAGGACCTAAAGCAACTGTCGCGGTTGTTATATGGATATGCCCGTTGTATTTAGTAATTAAGTCGTTTAGCTTATCCTCTAAACCGTTAATTTTACCTACCAGCTCCTCTATTTTAATAAGACCCCCGAATTGGTTACCCCTTATTTGTACGCTTTCAATCTCTGAATATAACGAAATAAAAGCCGTATCCTTGCTTAAAAAAGTAGCTATTACTACCGAGTCAATAACTGGTGTGATTAATAGCGGCGTCGTAGAGTCTCCAGCTATTAACTTAACATCTAACAAATTAGCGTCCCCACTTAAAGGCTTTAACTCCGCCAAGTCTCCAGCTATAGAGACTACCGAACAAGGTATACTATAAACCTCCTCGCTTGTTTTAGCTAGTGTTCTTATTAGGTCCCCTATGTCTTGCGTGTCTTGTCCCATATTATACCGTTTCTCCTCTTTTTTGTGCTGTTAACTGCTTACTGTTAAAAATAGGCGTCTGGTTGCCGTCTACGTCTAAGTCGTAAATCTTTTGTTTTATGTAAATGTCCTGCCGCCCTCCTATGGACCAACCGGACCGAGTTACCACCCTAGTGGCTAAATAACCGCCGCTTTGCTCTGGTATCTCTTTATTTATTAACTCTATTACGTCGCCGTGATTAACCGCCGGACTCGCAAAAGTAGTAAAACTACCATCGTAGCCGCTGTATCTCATTTCATCAACTAAAGCGTCCGCCGTGTCCTGTAAAGCTGTTAAGGTGTAGTTATTAAAGTATAGCGTCCTTACTTCGCCGTTAGTGTCTCCAGCGGTAGCTTCTAACGTTGTGTTAGAGTTGTCTATACTCTTGCATACAACTTTTATTTTACGCTCTGTAGCGTCTATGTATGTCAGCCTGTTGCCGTCTATTATTTGCGTCGTTTGAAACTCAAAAGAATGAACTTTTTGTAGCTCTGAAACTACACTAAGACCCACGTATAAAACCCCATCCCTAAAAAAGGAATAAATACCGTGTTTTTTCCTTAACTCATCTAACACCTGTGCCGGTGTTGCGTTACTTATTCTAAATTTACCTAAATTCTGCTCCGCCGTTATTTCATAAACAACGTTTAAAACGTCTTCAAAAACATAACCTAAAAGATCGCTTAACGACGGGTTGTTAAGGCTTAAAGTTACGCTATTCTGTTTAAGCTTAAAAACCTCGTCCTCTAAATGAAATTCTAAAGGGAACTTTTGACGAATACCAGAAATAAAGCCCTGAAAAACCTGTACTAAATTAGAATCATACCCTATCTCTATAGTAGCTTTATCGCCTATTCTAAATAGTGGGTTTGTGCCTCTTGTTATACTGTTAACAGGTTCGCCGTCCTCTTTTTGGTATCTTATTCTTTTAGGAATAATTACCTTTGCTTTATCCGTTAAATTATCATAACTAGAATCTATAGACAACTCTGTAGAAAAACAAAACTCTTGTGCCTCAAAGTCTCCGAAAGGATCGTTAAAAACTACTCTACTATCTAATCTATTCATTTTAAGTAATTTCTATCTGTGTATCGTCGCCGCCTCCTACGTTATTTAAAACCGTTAATTCTATAGGGTTGTCCGATACCGCCGAAAACTCAAATAATTGGGTATTTTGAAAACCTTCTTGTTGTGGAAAATTAAAACTTTCTATTACTATAGTGTCAATACTAAAAATGTCGCCTAAAAACCTAGAGGCTACCGCTATAGCTACCTCCGCCTCTAAATACTCCCTTAGCTGCTGTACTTCTATTTCCGGATATTTAACAGAACTCTCAGACACTAACGCCCCCCTAACTGTAATTTGATAGTCGCCCTTGCTTATGTATTCCTTTACGGTCCCGCTTACCCCTTGTATATTAGTCTTAATTATTTGCTTTTGTTGTGATACGTCAATTAATACCGTGTTAATAGCAAAAGTGTTTTGCGCTTTGTTGTTAGTAAAAATATCGCCGTATCGTACCGGTTTCCCTTTATTGTCGTTATAGCCTCCAGGGATAAAAATAAGGTTAGCGAATACCGGAGTACCTAAATAACTGGTAATGTCTGGGTCGTTTTCGTCCTGCTCCTCGTCATTAACATTAGCCTCGTAATACTTAGTTTTCAAAGCTTGTAAACCAAAGCCTTTAGCTACTGTTAAAGGGTCTACTTGCGGGGCAAATTTGCCGCTTACTTTCGTGTCTTTCATTACCTAGCTATGTTATTAACGTTGTTTACTGCACTTAGTAACGCCTGAGCTACCATATCCTTAGTTTTATTATTAATATCCCCTAAGTCTGTGGCGGTTATATTAAAGGTTTCTATTAGCTTGCCTATATCTATATTAATGTTCGTAGGCCGTCCGGATTTTATACCGTCTACGCTTGAACTGGATTTTTTGCCAGCTTTACCGCCTCCAGATAGTCCAGCCGCTCCGCCTGCCCCGCCTTTAGACCCTCCTTTTAAAACGTCGCTAAAACCTTGCTTTTCTTTTGCTAAAACTGTTTTTAAAATAACAGGTTTAGCTTTTAAATTTCTACCTAAAACCCTCTGACCTATAGCCCTATCCTCCTCTACAAAAGCTTTTTTTATACCGCTTAACCCTTCTTTTATTTTATCGGTATTACCGCTAAAAATACCCTCTAAAAGATTACCTACCCCGCTTAATATATGTTTAGCACTATTTAATATACCTACAAAAGTATCTTTAATTGAAAGGCCTAGCAGTTTAAAACTTGTAGTAATTACAGGGAACCGGTCCAATAAAGAAAAGAAAATATTTTTTACATTAATAATAGAACCCGCTACCGCTTTCCATAATCCAACAACCGCCGCTAAAACAGGCTTTAAAAATATTAAACCTTTTTGAACCATCGACAAAGCTCTTTGTAGCATTTCCGTAATTGTAGTGCCTCCAGAAAGTTCGTTAAAAAAGCTTATAGCTACGTCTTTTATACCTATCCATGCGTCCGTTAAAGGTTTAAACGCCTGAGCTATTACCCCGGCGTTTAGCTTTAAAAACGCAAAGCCTTTTTGTATCATACCCATGGCCGCGTTTACTGCCGGCATTAACGCCCGCCCCAAAGTTAACTTTAACTCTAACATAGAGTTATTAAAGCGGTTAAAATTCGCCTGAGCGCTATTAACTGACTTTTTTAAACCTGGGCCGAAAGTCTTTTTTAATTCATCGCTAAATTTTGGCAGGAAGTCATCAGATAAAAGCTTTCCCTGCTCCATCATTTTATCGAGTTCCTGAGTAGTTACACCCATAGCCCTAGCCGCAATATTGAACGCTCCAGGGATTCGCTCCCCTAATTGCCCTCTAAGCTCCTCTGCTTGTACCTTACCCTTACCCATCATTTGACCAAGTGCCAAAAACGCGCCCTTAGACTGCTCCGCACTTAACCCCATAACTGAAGAGGCTACTTGTATACCATCAAAAACGTCGTTAGTTGCCTGTCCTTCTAATTTAGTACCTAGCATTGAGGCGGACAAAGTTTTAAAACCCTCCGCACTTGCTAGTAAATCGGTCCCTAATAACTCGGAACGCTGACGTAAAAAGTCCATGTTCTCGGCGCCCTTTTGCGCTCCTCCACTAGCAAAAGAAATGGCATTTTCTAAGCTTTCAAAGTCCCGCGCTACTTTTACCGAGTCGCTAGCGAATTGAAAGGCTTTCATAGCTGCCGCCGCTAATGCTAAAGGGCCTATTAAACCCTTTATAGAGCTGCCTAGCTTATTCATGGATTGTTTGCCCTTCTTACCTACCCCGCCCATAGCCTTATCTAAGCCCATAGCTTTAGCCGTCGCCTTTTTCAAGCCTGGGCTAAGTTTGTCATTTAGGGCTATTACGTAAGTGGTCTTTTCTGCCATACTATAAAAATACGAAAAAAGGGGCTAGTTAAAGCCCCTTAGTCCTTGTTTTTGTACTTTTCGTTTTCTTGCGTAATTACCCATTTTAATTGGGCACACAATTTAAAATACTCAGCGTCTTTTAACCCTGTAGGGTCTACTTTAAAGTGAAACCTTAAAAGGGCGTCCCATTGGTCCCCTTCGTCGTTTTCAACTTCAAAACGTTTAATTTCTTCGTCGTAAAAACTAACACCTCTAAAGCTCCCTACGCTATGAGCTATAGAAAGGTCTAGCCCCTCTAGTATTTTTACAACTTCGTTACGTTTCCCGTTTTAGACCCTATTACATCAATTAATAAAGAAGAGGCAGTTCTAAGGCTGTCAAAGTCTGAAATAATAGCCTCTACGTCGTCGCCTCCAACTGTTAACGATCTTAAAAACATCTCCGCCGCTTGTAGTTCATCCTTTTCTAAAAGCTTTTGGCCTGCTGAGTAAGTAACGCGGTCTAATTTTCTCAAATATAAAACCTTGTCCCCGTCCTCTGTAGGTACTTCTAACTTAAAAAGCGTTTTATAAAACGCTTTCAACTCTTTTAACTCTTTCTTGTCCATGTATAAAAATTTAAGTGAAAAACAAAGGTATAAAAAAACCCCGACTAAAAGCCGAGGTTTTTCTAATTATGAAAAAAAACATTATGAAAGTAAAGCGTGTAAATATAACAAAAAAACCCCAGCCTTGAAAGCTGAGGCCCTTTTTACATAGAAAGTATAAAAAAGTTTCTTTTTATTGTGCCCATTGAATATGTGAAACCGCCAGCTCTAGCTCTGCAATTACATTGCTGTCACCTTCAGCCGCTCCACTTGGTGTATTTTTAAACCTACAGTTTTTGATTATGTCCGTTACTGGAGCACTTCCAGCGGGAACGTAAGAGACTGTAATATCAAACTCGCCGATATTTTGTAACCTGTTGCCGCTTGCTGCGTTTAAAATTGCGTTTAGTTCTGCACGGTCTATAGACATAGAACACTCGCTCTCAATTTTCCCTAACCCCCTAGAAGTAGGAAACCGGCCCGCGCCGAAATTTTCCGTTACTTCTTGCGTGTCCTGGTAGTTGATCGCTGTAATTCCTGCTAATGGGCTACCCAATACCGTAACAATGATGTCCGCGTATGAGTAAGCCTGCCCGTTAACTAATGGTGTAAAATCTGCCATTTTATTTATATTTTAAAGACTCGGTACGAATCCTAGGTTAATAACTATCTCTCTAGCCACTCCGACCGGTACGATTTTTACAGTTATTTCTAATGTTCCAGTAGTTAAAACGTCCTGAGCTGCATTAATTATAACCTCGTAAGCGCTTACCTCGCCGTCTGCTGCCATTGAGTTTAAAGCTCTATCCGCTAAAGCTTTGAACGTTTTAACGGTGTCCTCTCTTAAAGTACCGTCCGCGTTAACGTTTAAAGGGCTACCTAATTTAGGAACTATAAAAGTTCGTAAGTTCCTAGTAGCTTTGTCTATCGTCCTGTTGTTTTCAATAGTAGATAAATCGCTAGTAACAGATACAGAAGTATAGGAGTCATTGTTAAAAGTGTTGGTGAAACCAATTTCTTTAACTATGAAAATATATCCTTTATCGTCTATAGCTTCAACTAGTGCTGTAGCTGCTAGAGCTACGCTGTCCCCGTTTGAAAAGTGCGCTACGTCAAACTCTAGGCCATCCGTAACCATTGGGAACTTTTCGTAGTAACTAATAGATTCGTTAACGTTCGCCGAAGATACCGCGCCAAGTTTGGCCCCTAAATCTGTAACAGATTTAGAAGTAGATACCGCTAAAGCTGCCCCTTTTGCGTTTCCATCCTGTCCGATACATACCGAAACACTTCCGGCCGCTAAAGCTGTTAAGTCTGGTAAAGTTGATAAGTCAGTAGTTGCGCTAATGTCTCCCCCGTAAAGGATAGATAAAGGTTTACTTTCTGCTTTTAACGTGTTTGCAACCGCTTGCAAAGCTAACACCTGAGAGGTAGCAAATACCGATTCTATGAAAAATACGCCTACTTGGCGAATAGTTCCTAAAGCCGTGTCCTGTAAAGTTTTAACCTCTACAAAGTCCGGCGCTCCTACTGGTTCTGCAAAGTAACCTAGCCAAAGCTCTCCGCTTGGTTGTTTTTCAAAAAATTCTCTAATATGATACCACTCTACGCCGTGATCTGCCGACCCCTCAATAATACCTAAAGCCTCAGCTCCAGCTAATGAGAAAACCGTTTTAATTCTATCCGATACACCGAAACCAGACGGTAAAGTATCGTTATAATAAACAAGTCCGCTAATATGGTCCTTAGACGCTAAAGGCGTACCAAGTCCGGCGGTGTTTATGTTAAATGTAACCTTATTTAATGCCATTCTTTTTAGCTTTTATAGGTTTCTTAAATTCTTTAATTGTTAGACCGTTTTTCTGCGCGTGTCTCTCCGCAAAAGGAAACTCCATAAAGGCTAACCCGTCGGAGGTAATAAAAACTACCTCCGACTTGTTAAAATACCTTTTAGCTATTTTCTCTAGCTTGTCCACTATGCCTGGATTAAAGAATAAACGCCTTTCTCGTCTGTTCTTCCTGCTGTTCCTCCTGCTCTAACTGCTGCGTTAAAGATAGACCCTAAATAAAGTGGGTTGTCGATGTCAGTGTAAACCTTAACCGCTCCCTCTGCTCTTCTTACGTAGCTGTCAGACCATGCCAAAATTCCTAGATTGTCGTCTACTGCTGTAGCTGCTCCTACTGCTTTTTTGACCCCTGCCGCGTCGTAATACGTTGCGCTTGATCTTTTGAATACTTTCATACCGAAAAGTTCCCCTACTTGACCGTCTACCGTTGGTTTTCTGTTAACGTAATCGAAGTTAATGAAAGAGTCAATTTTTAACAATTGAGCGTATAATCTAGCGTCTACTAAGATATTTCTTTCGTCGCTTGCTACGTCGTCAATGTCAAATTTGATAGCTAAATCGCTCAAATCCTCTCTAGTTAACGAGTTTCTCGTTCCTGTTGCTCCTGGAGCTAATGCCGTAGCGTCTGCCGTCCCAGTTGTAAAGTTTTTTTGTGACGCTAAAGTTGGAGACCATCCGTAAGCCATTTCTGCTGCGATTCTTGTATTAAGCGCTTTAGTATGGTCCTTTAAAATGTCCATTCTTTTAGAGTAGTTTGTAACTACTTCGTTAACGTCCTCGATATGAATCGGGTCAGTAGCGTAGTTGTCTACAGTGTACACCTTTACATCGTCCGTTCTTTGTCCTGGTGTTAATGGGAAAGAGGAAGGGTTAACCGTGATACCTGGAGTTGCCCCAGCTTGTGGAACTTCTACCGTTCCGAATTTTGCCCCAATGTTACCGTCAACTTTTGACTGCTTGTAAAACTCATTTTTAGGAAAAAGGTTTT